TCCATTATTTCACCGCCCTTGCTTTCATTCTGCGAATTGACTCATCTCTAAACGCTGTTGCTGATTGCTTCTTGCTTGAACCACCCAAAATGGCTAAGTCAAACCCCCATTGGTCAAAGTCAATGTCTAAGAAGTCGTGGGGCCAGCGTCCTGTACTACTAAAGCGGTCTTTGAGGAGCTTTTCGATACTTTCTCCGACTGGGAAGGGAACATCTCCGCGAAAAAACGAGCTACCCACTCCTGGAGGTATGCCCAATCCTTAGGCTCCGAGATGTCGTCAAGAGTGAAATCAGCAGGAAACCCCGCCTCTACCAGTTTCAACAGTCCAGCCATAACCTCTACTGGGCTAGTCGAAGCATTGGAGGCATCCAGCATTGCTTTGGCCTTCGGGGGCTGGACAGTCAATACCAGCCCCGAGGGGAATGTCAATTCAATAGTTCTATGCTTGTACTCTTCAACCGTCATAAGTCACAGACTATGCAATGGCGGTTGCGGTTGCGTTCTTGACAAGCTTGAACAGAAGGCCAGATGAATCAGGAATCGCCACAGCGGTAACCGAGATTGTAGCAAAACCTTCCGTTGTCGGTAGGATGTTGTCAATCTTCGTGATCTTGCACTTGCCAAAGTTGACGTGAATGTCGGCAGGTAAACCATTGGTGGCGTCAACCATTTCCAACCCCGTGATGTCTGTTGACTGAATCTCAAAAGAGAAATAGGGGGGAACAGAGGAAACGTTGAAATTGCTTGTCTCGGTTGTTGCCGAAGGGGTTGACGGGGTATCGCCAGTCAGGGCAGAAAGGAGTGCAGCCGACAAACACATGGTGCCAAACGAAATGTCAGCTTCGCCCATCTTGCTAGAAACGGCAAACGTAGAACCATCACCGGTTCCCTTGGCAACATTCCACGCAACCGAAGCCTTGACGTCTGATACTTCTGCAATATCAACAAGCGTTGTTGCAGTTCCCGCAACGTAAACCTTGATTTCGCAGTCCGCTATCCGCGCGGCAGCGAGTTTCTCAATCAAATTGGTAATAGCCATTTAGAAGCCTCCAAGCACGCTGAACGTGCTGACGATATGTGTATCTGCGGCCTCAGGAATGGCGCGATGGTTTACCGAACTGTGATATTTATCAGCGACTACCTTGATTGCGGCCTTAACCGCTACGATGTCAGTTGAAGAAACACACCATGAATCAATCTGAATATTCCACGAGGCTAGACCATGATCTATGCCCCTCTCTCCATTGACGGCCTCTTGTACACAACAGTCGGGCATGAGTGTTGTTATTGGCGGCCACGACCTATAAACCCTAGAACTAAACACTGTGGCCTTCTTAAGCTCGGTTATAACTGCATCAACTTTGTCAGTTGCCATTACTCGCCCTCTTCATTCATGCCGAGATCGCCGCCAAGGGAACCAGCAGCGCCAAGTCCAAGGTCAGTCTTGAAGTGAACCCCGCCTAATGCGCTTGCCTGTTCAACGGTCAATGCGTCAGTGATGTTCTGTATCAGGTTGGGCATACATTGGTCAATGGCGGGCCTGAAAAACGGCTCAGCGGCCATATTCCGAGTACCATATTCAACATAGACGGCATAGTCAACGTCCCTTGTTCCACCCTTTATGCCCGCCGTTGTTCCCGCGCCCGACCCCACACCACCTGCCGAAACTAGAACACCACCACCCTCAATCTTGTTATAGGCAATACTAGAGCGCAGGTATCCCGTATCGACAGGGCAGAGTTTCTTCGCCTGTCTGACAATCTGCATACCAGTTTTCATAAGACCTTTCTGAAGTTGTGGCTTGACCTGTGCCGAAAGACTGGACAAAACCTTCTGAAGCTCTGCCATACCCTCAATCTCAATCGAAATGTCGGGCATGTTACCCTGGCAGTTGAAACGGCATGAAGGGAACCAGAATCGCAGCCACATCAGCGGGTATCTGTTTGGCGGGATTGATATACACCCCTGGTTGCTGTTGTGCTACTGCCATCATCTGTGCAGCAACCAACATTCTGGCAGCATTCTCTAAAGGAGCGGGGAGCGCGGTCCAGCCTGAGACATAGGTGATGATAATGCGCGGATCTGAACAGCGATAGGAAATCAGCTCAATGTGTCGGGCATAGGGGTAATAGTCAGTCCATGCCGTGAGCGTTGTGTCCGTTGTTCCGACGATATCTGTCAAGTCATTGCGATACTTGACCACGAGGGTTGAATAGACTGGCTCAGGGAGAGTTATTTCGAGATCTCCTGCAACTTGATACGAAACCGCATGAAGCGCAGTCTCATACCCTATCGCATTCTCTATCGTCTCAATGGCAGAGTTCCACATGGATTGAATCAGGGTATCTCTGCTAGTATCGTCCGCCGATAGCATCAGATATTGTTTCAGCAGGGTCAACGAAGAGATGACCGTTACCACATAGGCTTGTGTTGATGTGTCCTCTGCCGTAACCGTATAGGTGACGGGCAAGGTGAAATCGGCAGCGACAGCAGTATGGGGGTCAACGTGGGCGGCAGCAGAAACAACGATCGTTGGAACTAGTGCCGTCACGGGAACGCCATAAGGAACCGTCAGCGCTGCGGTGTGGGTTACTTCATTGATTACACCCGCAACTGTCGGAGTAAGTCCGGCAAAAGTAAATGAAGAGATTGCTTTCAGCGCTGACGGCATGATGTCTCCTTATGCTTTACGGTTGTAATGACGCAGTTGCTTGTCCGGCATAACCTCTGTCACATCCAAGGGTGCAATATAGCCCTTGGCAAGCGAAAGGGCGGCAGTCTCGGGATCATATTCGATGATGTCGCCAGCCTTGTAACCCTCTGCGTTGATTGGCATTTTCTCAGTGACGCGATACTTCAAGTTTCACCTCAAATGGGGGCGGTGATTAGCCGCCCCCGATAGTTAGTCAGAACTAGATCGTGTTGTACTTCAGAGCGTACATGCTGAGAGGCTGAATCAGGTTGCCGTCGGTATAAACCTTAGCCGCAACATACGTCTGATCCATGGTCATCGCAGTCTTACCAACATCGGTCGTGGCAATCTGGATAGGTCCATCGCTGAAGAGGTAGTAGGCTTTGGGGTCACCGAAATATGCGGCAACCTTACCATCCGCAGGGGTGTCAAAGCAGCTCTCGGGCATACGAATCACAGAGATTCCACCCATGAACTTCATGTTGCCAATGTCAAAATAGTTCATGCCACCGGCAACGAGAGGGTCATTCAGCAAGGCAATCTGTGCCAGGAATGAGTTAGGGGCAATCAGCACGGCATTGTCTGCATACATCCCGTCAAGCGACCAGAACAGCTTAAGCAGGTCGGCTTTGGTGACTTCTGCGAGAGTGTCGTGCGTTGCTACCATATCAACGGCAGTTGCGCGTCCTACCATACCGGTCATCTCAAACGTTGCCCCGCCATGAATACCAAGCGTCCACTCATAGGTCTCCCTGCGAGCAATGGCGCGGACAAGGGCGTCCTCAATATAGGGGATGGTGCGAATCGTGGCATTGCGAATGAGGTCGTTGTCGATTCCCATCCATGCCATAATGCCAGAGGTGGAATATTCAATTGGCAAAAGCGTTGGGGTCGCTTCAGGAACGGGCTTACCAGCAAGCATACGGTAGGCCAGCGGCAGTGTTGATTCTGCCAGAATCGTTCCCTTCGGGCTGTATGGATACTGCGTCACAACCTTGCGGAAGGGCGTATTGTCCAGCTTCAGCACAAGGCTGTTTGCGACAACCGTGGGAATCAACTCAGCAGCAGCGCCAGACGTGGCGCTAGTCCAAGCCTTGGCTTCCCAAGGGAGACCCTTGCCGAGACACTGCCTGTACCATGCGGCCTTGCCTTCAGCTTCCTGCTTCGGGGTCAGTTCGCCGTTTACACTAAGATCAGGGGTAATGGTGACGGACTTCATTGCATCCATAATGTCATTGTGAACGCTATCGCGAGTTGCAAAGGAACCCTCTGTTTTGAGTTTCTCTGCCACCCCGTCAATCACGTCCTGTTGCATCTTCTTCTCTAAATCAGTCACTTCAGACCTCCTCAGGTCACTTGCAAATAGACTTATATACGCGCGTCAGCCAATCATCGGGTTCCGGCTCGCTATCTCCTGATAGCATCTTGCCGTCGCTCGCTTGCATGAGGGCAGTCAGCGATGAAACACATTGGGAACAAATCTCATAGTTCTTAGCGGACAACACACGCCCTTCCTTAGTGACTACCATTGCTTCCAAATCGGCAATCAGGGTTTCGGGTGTCACATCAACCCCGAGCGCCTTGATTTCGGGATCCGTAAACCCGTTAAGCCTCAGTGCCATGGGGTTGGCGGGTACGGGTACAATGGAGAACTCGAGCAGCTCAGACTTCGTGATGGTGTTGCCGTCGTACTCCTTGGCAAGAAAGCCAATGGAGACGGTGTTCAGGAAGCCACGCTCCCATGACTTACGAACAGCAGAAATGAGGGGCGTCACGTCATCGGCCTGGAACGTCCAGCCCGCATCCAGTTTCTTGCGTTCGTTTTCATGGATAAGAGAAAGCGACGCAATCTTGCCCACGGGTATGGAGTCTATCCCCTGATAGGCATGACCATAGAGAACAACGCCGTTCTGCATGAAGTTTGTGAAATCCATGCCATCCGGGTCAACAATTTCCCCTTGGCGATCTAGCGAGTTGTCGGTTATCGTTGCATAATTGACATCGCCAACCGTCTCACCGCGCGTAATGGGATAGATAACTCTCTTCATGCTTGTTGCGTCCATGTCATGCCTCCTAAATCACACTACGGGAAGAATCGTACATCTGCAGTTGATGGTATTAGCGGGATCACCATCTGGATCCCCGGGGTACATCAACGGGCCACCGGTATTCATAAACGGCGCAGTAATGTCAACAACCTCACCATCTGCCGCCATGTGGTCAAACTCATCGCTAGGGTGTCCATTGGATTCGCCCCTTGTGCGCTCATCATGGGTTGCCAGCCATTCATGCTGCTTGACCCCATTTTCAACGTAGGTATCCTGAGCAGCAGAGTTGTTCACGGCTATGACGTTGGTACGCGCGACACGTTCAGCACGATAGGCAATCCCATCAAAGTATTGTTTGGTCGCCTTCACCATCTCGGGAATGGATTGACCATTTGCTCGAGCATCTGCCAATATCTGACCTATCTCATCAGCAGTTGTGTTGTTGACCAATGTGGATTGCTTCGTCTCATGCGCCCGTATCCACGCTAAGATACGAGAGCCATCAGGTACGGCCATGCCATAACGAGCGGCCACAGTTTCAGCGGCAGTCAAGCCGAAGGAAACGAACAGCGAGTGCCAACTGTCAACAAAGTCAGAATCATCTAACAGGTCGCGGACCTTCTTAACTGGAACAGCCTTTGCCCCATCTTCAACCCACGAACTCACAAGTTTTGCTTGTTTGTTGAACACCCTCTGTGTGGCTTGCATGAACTTCTTCTCTTGTGGCTTCACTGTGGCAAGGAACGATTTAGCAATCAATTGTCTTGCTTCTGGACTATGCAACGCCTTCATGCCCTTTGGCTCAGCCACGGGGATAGAATTGGCATCAGGTGGCACAACGGGGGCAGTTGTTGCAGGGGGCGCAACAGGTGGCGGGGGTTCGGGTAAGTCAGATGTAGAAATGGGAACCAGCATTGCGGATCCCCACCACACGTCGCCCCATGCAACCTTCTTCAGTCCATCCCGTACCCTTGCCTCGTTAACGGTCAACTTGCCAGAGCGGAACTCTATCTCATCGCTCTGTGCCCGCTGTAGCCTGTCCTCCTGCAAACACTCGATGCCGGTGTAGTCAAACTTGAACGTTAGACCCTTCAAGCCTGGCAACAGCGGAAGAAGGAACGTCGTAATCCTATCTGCCAATCTGTCAGCCTTGGGTATGATGGTATTGGAGTACAGGATCTTCTCTTGTACCGTTGCGTTGCTGTAATCCACGCTGTCCATATCGCCAAGGAAAATGCCAGGAACGCCAAACGCTGTACCTATCTCATTCCGCGTGATCTGCGACAATTCCAGCATGTGCATGTCTGCCGCTGAGATACCAAGGGGTTGGAACTTGAACCCTGCGCCCAGGAACCCGATACCTCCAGCGTGTCCTATGCCGCCATACTTCTCTTCCCATGCTTTCTTGGAAGCGTCCATTTCCTGTTGGGACAATCGGAGTTCAGTAGAGAACAACCCTGAAAGCAACCCGCCACCCGCCATCTGATTGTTGAACACCTGCTTGCTTGATTCATCCATGTTGGCAGAGTCCATGATGGGGCGCAGTTCAGACAACCCCAATTGTCCAGTGATGGCAAAGTTCGGGAACAACACAATGTTCGACTTGTCCAGTTGCCGCTCCGAATACCCACTTGAACCGTTGGGCTCGCGGTAATTGATGTTGCCGCCCTGATCAATGCGAATCATGTCGGCATCTAAGACGGTCAACCCCTTGATGGCAGGCTTTTCAACATAGACCATGCCCGTACCCTGCAGAAGTTCCCATGCCACGATACGTTCAACGAATTCTGTGCCAGTCATGTTGGGAGAGGGCCTGGTCAACTGTGCTGATTGCCCTTCAACAACCTTATCGCCCTTCATCAGGTGCCAAGGCAGGGAGCCGACCCTAGTTACCACTGTAGCAACGGCGCGGTACACCCAAACAGACCTGTCCATTCCGGTGCGGGCATCGGTTACAGGTGATTGCCCTTTGTGTGGAAACAAAACACTGTACACGTCTTCCATAGCGGCATTGAACGGCACGCCATCCTTATGACCAAATCGACTGAACCAGTTTGCCATTGTGTCTCCTACGCTACTAGCCCGAGTTGGAAGCAATTTGATAGCGCCCCACTCGCTGCATCGACTTGATCATCGTGGCCACCTTCGGGAAAGATGCAGAGTTCATCAAGAAAACCCTCATTCCACGCGCCACGAACCAACATGACATTGCCCGCTTCAGCAGCAGACGAAAGGGGCCTTGCCCGCTCCATCTTGCTACCCGTTACCTTGTCTGCTCGAAAGTCATAGCCATTCAGAACTTCGCGCCGGTAGTAGTCAATGGTGTTGACACCGCCACTACCCGGTTCCTGTTCCATCCATACTCCAACCCTTTGCCCGTCAGTCATTGCCTTCTGTGCAACAAGCTGCTGAACCCCGAGGGGCGTAGACCTGGTATGTGCCATGTCCACGATCCAATACCGCCCGTCCTTTTCAGCAATGAGGCAACCTGAGGTATAATCGGGGTCATTCCTGCCATTGTCTGCAGTTGCGGCAAGGTCCCAATAACGGACAAGGTTCGCATCGCGAGGGTAGTCATCAACAACATGGAACCACTCACGCTTGAACAGGATGCCATTCTCTACTGTCCAGTTGCCATCCTTAAGCTGTGCTCTCGTCACTGAATCCAGCATGTTCAGGGATGCTTCATATGCGGTATGGTCAAGATAGGGATTCTCTGTGAAAGTTGCAGGTATGAACTTCCCGCCGTCCACAAAGCGATTCCTTACCCACGCATGACCAATACCGCCAGGGTTACTTGCCGCCCGCATACGCAGGGGAATCACTGAACCTTCAGGTCTGCGCAATCGGCTGAACAGGTACGAGTAACTCGTTTCCTCGAACTGCGTGAGTTCGTCGAAGCCAACAAACTGGAAAGCAGCCGACTGATAGCGGTACTTATCGGATGCAGTCTGAAGATAGCCGAAGGTCAAGCGTGCCCCACTGGGGAATGACCACATGTGCTCAATGGCATTCCACTTGGCGTCTGTTCCACTAAGCCAGCCTGCGGCTCTGTCCATGAGGGCTTCAGGAAGGCTAAGGTCCTGAAAGGTTCGACGAAACAAGATCGCAGAATACCCCGGGATCTCGACAAACTGAAGCGCAGCCATGAGCAACGCATCTGACTTGCCACCACCCGCAGCCCCACCATACAAAAGCTCAGGTTCAAGAGATAACAGGAACCGAGCTTGCTTGACGGTCGGCTTGTGGGGGACATAGCGGTTGTTAAGAACCGTTCTCTGTAGAAATCGGGCTGATGTCGGAGTCAGCATATTCTTGAATGACTTGCTCAATGGAGAGGTCAAGCTTGCCGTCTATCTTGACGGTAGTTTCGGGCTTATCCCCTAGTGCCGCCTTGCCGACATCCTGTGCTGTCTTGATTGCCGCACCAATATCTTTAGCGGCCCTCTGAAGCAACACCTGTTTCCCCTCGCGGTCTAGTGTGATCTGACCCTTCAGTTCTGCATCTACCAGAACCATGAGGGCCTCAGCCTTGCTCATACAGGTCGCGTCCCACTGAGCGCCCTTGGTGGCGACGACCTCTGCCTTCTTCTCGGTTTTCTGCTCTTGTACCCTGGTAAGGAAACGATCGCGCTGAATATCCCATTGCTCTTTGGTGGCCTTCCTGATCAATGTCTCTGAAGCCATTCCATATTTCTCTGCCAAATCTTGCTTAGCAATAGGGCCGACATGGCTGACGTATTCCTGACGTATGACTGACCAATCGTACTTGGCTATAGCCATTGCTACCTAGCCCTCATGCAGCGATCCCACGTTAGCCACCTGCGACCCCTGATACCCATCCATCACCACACATACACGGGACGGCTCATCATTTCCCCAGCATCTTGTGGTACCACGCGGGGTCATTGTCAACAAACACCTTCAGTTCTGCTATCGACCCATACAGCCCATGACCATCACAACCCCATGACCAGTTATCGCCATAGTGGAACTCATGTCTGTCGCGCTCAATGTAATCTTCGCCCTCTTGCTGGACTAGGCGGTTAGCATTGGCGCGATAGATACCATTGGCAATTCTCTTGTCCTGCTTCATTGAGCGGCAACAGGCAGTAGGGCCACCCCATGAGTGCATCATCGAACGGCTCATCGGGGCAACCTGTCGATAGGGAACCACAAAGGCCACGCCCTCTTGTGACATCTGTACCGAGCCTCTAGCTCAGTATCCAATAACTGAGAAAACGAGCGGGTCCGAGAGTGTCGAACTCTCGCAGGGGCGTCCACAGACACACCCGCCACCAGGGGAACCCGATTTGATGTTCCATTTGCCGACTTTCTCAGGGTTTCTAAATCAAATGCTCCCGCGTTATTGGCGTAGAGGGAGCCGCCGTCTATCCTGTTGGCCCAGCAGGACCTATCGGTGTAAACACCGGCCACGAAATCCAACTTCGGAGAGGTCCCGGTGCCTCGATCTGAACATGAAAAAGCCCCACCTATCCCCCGACTAAGCAAAGGGATTAGTGGGGCGTAGTCATAAACATCCGATTTAACCGATGAACACTGACAGTCTTGCCCCTTTCGGAGCCTTGCCACATTGCCCATCATTGCTAAACGGAATTATAGCACAAAAGGGTGGCAAAGTCAAGCCAGTAGTGAGGGTTCTAGGCTATGGGGTCACCGCCGATTTCCGCCCCTATGAGTCTTATGTCCTGCCACATAAACTCTAACCTTAGGTCTACGCTTGGCTTTCTTAACGGCTGGTTTCTTGCCCTGTTGGTCATACCAGATTTTGTCTAACTCTTCAAAACAAACATCGGATTTCTTCATCCAGGGGGAAGAATGGAGGCGGGAACATGCCAAAATGCCTTTGTTGTGTCTCCATCGGGCCGACCGCACCACCTTTCATCGTCATGGCAATCTGAATACTCGCTGCCGTTCCGTATCCTTTCCCTTTCTTGTTCCACTACGGCGGCAATAAGATCGTCAAGGTTCCGCATCATCCACAAGCCATCACTTTCTGTCTCGCCCGTGTCAATCAGTATCTCGCGTATTTCTTCAACCTTAGTCATGGGTTTGCCTCAATCTTTATGACGCCACCATGAGGATAAGAGGCAAGACATTGCTTACAACGCATTGTCACGACATCCACCCCGCGATAAATATCGGGGGTACATGTTGTTGGATAGTCAACATCGTGCCAAAATAGGCAACGGACAAGCGGGCAATTAGGTTCCTGCCCTTGGTTGCAATACTTACCTGCCGGTATCTCCATCATGTTCTCTACCTCCTTTGTCGTACCCTAGTTGTAAAGATAAGAATCGACATGTTTCACCTCCGGAGAACAAACAGCGGGCCAGTCATATCGGCTATCCGCTTTCTAGCGATTTCTGCATAATTCTCATCGATCTCTATACCGATGAAGTCGCGATGTTCCAGAATACAGGCAATCCCTGTCGTACCTGAACCCATGAAGGGGTCAAGAACTACACCACCTGTCGGGGTACGGGTCAACTTGCACAGATAGCGCATAAGGGAGACGGGCTTGACGGTGGGGTGGCTATTGACGTATGCCGTCTTGGGTCTAGGCGTTCCATCTGGATAGAAGTCGCCAATTCCCTTGTGGCCCTCCGAACCGTTCCACTTCATTGAATCCTCAGTATCGCCTTCCAGCCCCGCATTCCGCTCACTCGATGAAGCCTTGGCGGTATAGAAGAAACGGGAAGGCTCTCCCAGCAACCGTGCTGCTTCCTCGTCTAAGATAAGATTGGCAGGCCAACGACCAAGGGGAGACGGTACAGACATTTCCCCATTTCTCCCTACACCGTTTGCAAAACCATAGATGGTTCCCGTTTTGCCAGATGGTTCAGGAACGCTCGGAACCTCTCCCGCGATTCTTCCCCCATCAATGTTCAGTCCTGCCACGCCCCACTTCTGCGCGTTTTCGGCATAGGTTCCTTCGAGGGGTTTCATGGCAACGATGATTGGCTCCCATGCTGGTTTCAGGGCAGTACCCCAACCTTGCCAGAGATGAGCGGCAGGAGTGGAGGGTGCAGTTAACATCACATCGCCATCTCTTTCCACTTTTCCACCAACGTATTCAGCTTGATAGCCAGCCCCACTTTTGGCGTTTTGATTGACGCCCACCACTTCCCTTTCTGCCCCTGCCGCTTTGTCAATCGCCTTACTGATGTCCAGCGACTTAGGGAATCCTGAACCATAAATCCAAGCAAGCATCCAAGGACAATCCCCCCAGTCGCCCGACCGATGTGGAACGCCAATACTGTCGCGCATTTCCCAGCCCGCATCCTCAATGGCACACGCTAAACGATGAACAGTGCGAGTGCCGCCAAATGCGAGCAAAATACAACCTGGCTTGGCAACACGCAGGGCGGCTTGCCAGAACTCCACGCCAGGAACACCGTGATCCCACGACTTACCCATGAAGTCCAGGCCATAGGGCGGGTCGCAGATGACGCTATCAACCGAGTTTTCGGGAAGGGAAGGCATGACAGAAAGGCAATCGCCACAGTAAATTGTGGTCATGCCGTCACCAATTCCTCTTGCGGATAATTTAATGGTACGGTCAACTCATGTTCCACAACATACCGGTCTCTTGCCCTTGCTGCCGCCCCTGCTGTCGGCCACGTTCCTAGGTAAACCTTGACTCCATGCGCGGTCAGTTGGGATGACCAACGTCGGTACATTTTTCGCACACCCCACATCCCCTGGACACCGCGATGAACCGGGGTACATTCGCAAACGCTTGGCAAATCTCCAAACCTTACTCCATTAACCCCAATGTCCCGCAAACTTCTGTTCCCATCTGCATATCGATAGATCACGCTGACATGGTCATAGTGATGTCCAGCATGGGTATGTTTTACCCACTTGTGGCAATAGTTTTCCAGTGCACCCCAGTTGCCTAAACCTGAGATTTCCATAACTGTAGGCGCGTTGTTGCTGATGACGGTATAACCTGCGCGGGTGGCCGCATCCACAAGGGGGGTCATGGGTTCCTCTTTCTGAACTCACAAACAATACTTGTGACATCGATTGCGGTGATCGTTGGGGGCAACTGCGTAATGTGACTTAGATACATCGGCACATCCTTTCCACAAATGTAGTATCTCCTATCTTTTGCAAACATGTAGTTGTCGTGACCACCCAATAACCGGTAAAGTTCATCATCGCCATTGAACGTAAGTACCCATTCTCCCTTAAATCCGTTGGCCTCGAAAACCTCATGGGGGAAATGACACCCCTTCGTGGGCAAATGAAGGTCTGCTGGAAGTTCTTGTGCGAACAAGTCGTCGCTCATGCTTCCGCCTTTCGGTAGTCCGGGCAATGGTCAATCTTGCCGCTGTGCTTCATGCAAGCCTCAATTCCCTTACAATCGCTACAGCTTTTCCCATTGTTGGCACAGTTAAGGCAAACACAGGTGAAACAATCCCACGTTGTCTTGCCATCTTGATACCACTTGCCGTACGGGGCGGGAACTTCAATGGGAGTACCCTGCTCAATCGGTTCGTCAAAGAGATTCCAGCCATCATCGGATTTCATCACTCACTCCCCTATCCGCAATATTTCAACGGGAACATTTTTACGACGACCCCACTGAATTGCAGCCTCCGTACTCCATAGAAAAATATCAAGTTTGAAACCCTTTATGGACCCTCCGGTATCTAGGCAAACGCAAGGCTGTCCATTGTTATACCCGGGAATTCTCACCAAACTACCCTCAGGAAGCAAAGTCCAGTCCGATGCGATCGCTCCAACTCGAACCTTCTGACCGGACGCCATAGTTAAGGGGTCGCCATCGGTCTCACAAACGCGAGGCGAGTATGCGCTCACCTCCATGAGCAATACCTTCACTACAGAGCTAGAATCGCGTGTAGTGACCATATCCAGATGTGGGGTTGGAACCGCCTGACGGGTTGCAATTCTGAGATTGATTCGATTGCTCGTTGAGGGTTTGCTGAACGTCACACCAAAAATGGCCGTAACCCACAAGACCATGGCAATCGAGATGAGAATGAGTAGAAGAGCAATGGTGGCTTCAACACAAGTCATTGGCTCTGAGTGTCTCATTTCCGCGCCTTCCGCTTCTTGCGCTTCGCCTTGACACGTTTGATGACCTTGACAAGTTTTTCAGCATCCAGACGATCTTGCCACTGTTTCAGATAGGGCTTGGTAATCGGGGAAAACTGGTCGCCGCTCATTCTGTCCCCTTGTCCTGCAACTTTTCAAGTTTCGCCCTGAGCTGCGCTTCCTGCTCGGCGTACCATGCGTCCGTTGTCTTGATGGTTTTCATCGTCTTGTCATGCAATGCTTCCCATTTCTTAAGTCCAAGCCAAGTGTGCTGTTCCCAGTAGGCGAAATCGCCGCTGACGGCACGGTACTTGTGGCATGGCCAGCAGAGCGTAATCCCATTGTCCACATCAAACCTTGTCGACATGTGCTGACGCGTGAAGATATGATGTGCTTCCGCTCGCTTCGTGGGGGTTCCACATGCTTGACAGACATACTTATCTCGGGTCCTGACCACCGCGGACCAGAGGGTACAACACAGGTCGTCCTCGATCTGACGCGGTGATCTTTTTTTACGCTTGGGCTTGTCTACCCCTTCGACCCTGACAACTTGCCCATTGACTTTACGTTTCAACACTACGCTACTCACATTTGACACTCCTTGCCCCTTTGCCGGGGCTACTGCGATTTGGTGTTACTTAATTTCGGGATGCTCCTTTGGCTCATACGAATATAATGTCATAGGAAAATCTTGCCGCTTGACCGTCTTTGCAAACTCTATTGCCTCTTCTTTACTGACCCAACACTTAAGCCCCACCAAAACCTCTGCTGTTGCCCGACCCATCGCTGCAACAAACTTTTCCATATCAAACGGGGGATAGACAATGTGGTATGATGGGATGTTCAGAACCTTGGACTTTCGGGTCTCACGATGACGATGTTTCATTTGACCTCCTTTGGCGTTGTTGTGGCCGTAAAGCATATTCTGTCAGCCCACTCAGCCTTCTTCCCCTTGTTCCACTGGGCAACTGGGCGAAGGTAGCCAACCACACGGCTGTAGACCTCGCACCTTTGGCGTTTCTCGGCAGGAACAAGCACCCTGCCGTTGATGTCAACAAGGTTGCCCGATTCATCCGCAAACACTTTCATGCTGTCATAGTCGGTCATGGCTTCACCTTCGGGGCGAGGACGGAGGCGGGACCGTCAAATAGAATACGGACAACATGTTCGCTATACGGGTCATGCGCTCTATCGGCACCTTCCTTGATGTGTGTCGGGACGCTGATGAACCGCCAATGTTGTCCTTCTTGAAGAGCAAGCACCCATGCTTCCTGTTTGCCTGCGTTGGCCTGCTCTGCCCCCTCTGCCACGCCTTCGGCATGAGCGGTGTCACGTTCATCAATGAGTTTGTATATCGCTTCCGACAGCGCATCCTCATCTTCAACAAGGCCAATAATTTCTTCTGCTTCTTCTCGCTGTTCAAGTGTCAACTTAGTCATGCTTGGCCTCCAATTTGTAAATCCAGCCAACAAATACTCTCATCTCACCGTCTCCTTTTGCTTTTGTATGCGTTCATCATGGCTAAATTGAACATTACGACGCGGACATTTCTCTGTCTCGCCATAAGGACAGGACATTGAAAATCGAGATAGCCCCGCAATGTTGACCATAATCTCGGGGTGTTGTTCCTTTCGTCTCTCTGGAACCCCGGGGTCATTGGCAATCATGTATTCATGTTTGCCTTCATGTATTCTCATATATTCAGCATCACGGCTGCGATCGTTGAACAGTTGCCGATTGTTCCAGGAACACTGAAACAGGTGGGTACCTTCGGGAACCTCTTCGGGCATATGGCCAATAACATTATGGCAAACGGTAGCAAAAAATGTACTATCGGGAATCTTCAACAGTTCCTCGCGGATTACCGGCTCAGTTCCAGCAATATCCGCTCGAATCTCAGCAACCCTGTCCACAATTCCTCGGACGCTTTCACCAATCGAACCTTCGATCATCTTTTTGCCTCCCTCATATCATCTTGTGCCTCACGTGTTTTAATTCTAGTCGCTGTGTGCAACATTGCAAAGTCATCATCGGTAAACTTGACGCGAGGGTCTCGCTTTGCTTCTTTAATCGCCCTCTGAAAAGCATCCGCTTTGGCATATTCATCGGTAAACCGTAAAAAGTCAAACGTAGGATTTAGCGCAACCCACTCTCTAAATGTCATTGTCTCGCGGGAAACTTCAACCTGATTCAGGTAGCGGTCAAAGTTTGCAGGGCGGAAAAGCGATACTGGATCAAGATGACGGGCGAATTCAGTACCAAGCCACTCGGCACACTTCTTGTCAATGACGGTTTTACAATCTTCAACAGAGTAGTCCTTAAGTCGGGCAGGTATGTCGCCTGGTACTTTGAAGTTTCTTTTGACCTTTTCATTCAGGTATGCAAGAACTTCTGAAACTTCGGGGGGCAAGGTGGACATAGTCTTTTCTCTTGTCTGTGTAATAACCTTCTTATTACCTTGTAAGGCATGTTTTTCTTCGCTTGCGAACAGCGGTTGAATGCCCTCCGTCTGCCCTATCGTGTTCCTATCGTCTGCCCTATCGTCTGCCCTTATTGCCGGAGACCATTGATAAGAACCCCAATTAATGAAGGTTATCAGGTGTGGTGCGTCTGCCCTCTGACTTGCCCTACCGTCTGCCCACGTCGAACACGCTTTTAACTTGTCAAGCGTTCGACGCACCATTTTAACCGAGCAGCCCCTTCCAGAGCGTTGCGCAAGGTCGGAGAGGGTACAGACAAATTGGCCAGGAAGGAGGTGATAGGTACGCCGATGATATGAGCAGTCATATTCCATTCGAGCCGCCAAAAAGAAACTCTGAAGGAATACGCTGCGTTCGGCACAGCTGAGGGGCTGGAATGAATCGCTGTCTGCCGTTTTCGTGTAGAGGGCAACCCACGATCCCTTGTTGTCGGGTTTCATGGATTTTGTGCCAGCCATTGAAGGGCCAGGGCATTGATTTGTTCCATACCTTGCCCAGAAAACTGACTATGCCAGACGCTGTGATGCAATTCTCTAGGAATGTAAATAACGCGTTGTTTGTCTAGGTGGTGTGCCTCACAACCGTCAAATGGCTGATTCAGTGGGACAAAACCGAAAGTGCGCCGCTTGGCTTGATGCTTTCTTCTAATGACGGCCCATTGTTCGGGGTGCAACGCCATCCATTCGGCGCGAGTTTCGGGGTGGGCTTTTGCAGATGCAGCCACGGCGGCTTTTACCTTTTCGGGACTAGAAATATAGCGTGCCGCAGCCTCAACTCGAAGTTTTTCACGATGTTCTACGCGATAAGCCATATCCCTCACTAATTTGTGGTGGGCTAGATTCCATGCAGCCCTGCGTTTCTGTTCCTGTTGCGGCATGCACATAGAACACCACCCTTGTCGACTACCCGTTGGTTGATATTCCTGACCGCAACTAAGACAAATCTTCGTTTTGTATATCATGTCTCACACCTAGCCCTTCCTATCCGATTTGATTGTGGGCGGCAGACGAGGATAGGTCCGTCGGTCATATGGTTTGCAACTCCATATCAGCCGCCATACTCATTATACCACCTTTCGTGTTTGATACAACTCAGTAGCGGGGTTCTACTTTCGCCTTGCCCTCTGAAACGAAAACAACGTAATGACAACCCAATAGAAAATGAACCAGAGGGAAAGATTGAGCGCGTTGATGAGGTAAATGTAAAGATCAAGTCTGGCAATCATGTTGTCTCCCTTCGCCTTGCCGGGGCAATGCACAATCCGATGATGAAACCGATGAGCGGACTAAGGAAGAATGAAACCCAAAAGCCACCTGCGTAACTTCTGCCCTTCCAACTCCAAAGTCCTGCCACACATAAACAGAGAATGAACCAGATAATAAAAATAATCATGTCGTCATCTCCCTTTTGCCGTATGCGTACTCTTTCCACTTGACTGTCTTAAACACCGCCTTCATGTTGCACCATCTAGCAAACCGTCGCTGATAGGTATCTGACTTGACGAAAGGCATGACGAAGGGGTCAACGCCAAGCCCTCTCAATGCTTCAACCCTGTACAAGTCCTCTGCTGGCGCAGAATCAAAGCCGATCAGAACGTAGACCATCACTGCAGACATTGGGAACCCTGCCTGTTGCAACCGTTCCAACCCTGCCCTGACTTCGCTTTCCTCTCTCATGTTGTCCCAAGCGAAGTGAACCTGCTTATACCTTCGGACTCGCTTCAAAAGTTGTGCCTGTTCCACGGTGATGAGCCTCAGGTCAAGGCCCTGAGAGAAGTCAACCCGAACTTTGGCGTCAATCAGTTGCAGACACGTCCGCTCAAAGTCCTTTGGGCTTGCCGTCAAGTTGTTGTCCAACAGTTCCACTCGTTTTTGTCCATGCCAGAAGTCCGACAGGTCCGCCACACGATGAACCAATCCTTCCTTCTCTGGCACGACGCAGAACGGACACTTACGGACGCAACCTCTCGTGGTGTACCCGATAGCGCGGTCAACACCAAAAGCGGCATAGTCGGGATAGATCGCCTCGACTTCATCGGGCAAGGCGGTTGTCAAATTGTACCCAGTGCCGCCCTGGATAATTTCATCGGCATGGATTTTGTACCGATATTCAGGACTGAAGTCAAACACCTTTGCCTTGTATGCCTTGTCATAATGAACGCCAGGGACGGGGCTTATGTCAACCCCGTCTCCCTGCGCTTTGTGCCATGCCGACAACTTCATGAGTGCGAGGTTGGGTTGCTTGCCATCAACTTGAATCAGGGCAATTCTCATGGGGTTTTCAATACTACGTTGGTATAGGATTTTGCAGGAGTTGGTTGAATGGTTTCGGCATTAATGAGGACTATGCGCTTGTTGGGTTGGAAATGCCTTGCCATAGGTCTTAGCCGTGTGAACAAGGGACACCCTCAGCTCGTGTTTTCTAAGATCGAGAACCTGTAGGGTACTCATGTCACTCCATAAAAGGCCGGCTCACGGTTCGGTGGGTTTTGGTTCGGCGTTGCCTCCAGTTCGGACTTAGCATAGCCAAGTGCCGATTGACAGGCTCCGATTGTTTCTTTCTGAAGCTCCATTGCCTCTCTGGTTCCCTTGCACAAGGCTTCGGCAATGTCTGCAACCTTTTCGGAGGCATTGACGCGCTTCGTTACCTTGGCTTTGAGTTCATCGACCGTAACCTTGATGTCCGGCCCCGCCTTTTCCTCAATCAGCACCGTGGCATACAGCATCTTGAAAGCAGCAGACTTGTTGATTGAATCGTCCAGCTCAGCACGGTACAGTTCATTCAGGGTGCCAAGCGTTGACAGTGCTGCAAACATCTTGTCGATATAGGTGGTGGCTTGCGTGTTGCAGGGAGGGGTCAGCATACGTCACCCCATTGACTTGCCATCGCTTCAGCTATGCCTTCGTAGGTTCTGCTGCGTTCGCGCCAACGGTCGGGGCTTGGTGGCATCTTGTGAATCCGCGCCTCCCTACCAGAGACTACATTGGTTGGGATTAGCGGATAGAGGTTTTTTAACCATAGACAGGTCGCTTTCGTTTCTCCATGTCCAAACATCCAAGGCTGGATTACTTGGTCGGGAAGTCGAATATAACTGCTGATAATGCTTACGGGATTTTCAAGCGCAATTCGCTCAATGGGCGCGTTCATCAACAATCGCACAAAGTCCAATGCCCGCTGCTGTCTGCCATCGGCTTGTTTTTCCTTGAACCACCTTGCCCCTGAAACTGCCAAATCAGTACAGGGCGGGCACGCTATCATCAAATCCCAATGTTCAGTCAGCAGGTCGCGCACGTCTCCCTGATGGTGCGGCCCCTCGCGCTCGGAAGGCAGCAGATCGCAACTCATGGCATCGTGGCCATGTCGAATAAAGGCGTCGCGCACAATACCAGAAAACTCACAAGCGATAAGAACCCTCATGCCCTACCTCCAATTAGACCCCACGCCTGCGGGTCCGCTACCACCGATTGTTGACCGGCCTCATACAGTTGTTCCAACACCTCAGCTTGCGGGCGACCCTGAAGTAGAGCCACCATAGCGACGATTGTTTCCACACGTGGGACTTGCTCTGTTGGGACCATTTCATGCCACCGCCTTCTTTTCTGCCTTCTTCTTAGTCACGCTCCAATCCTGCAACTGCTTGATGATGATTTTTCCACTAGCCTGCAAGTCGTCAAACTTCATTGTATCCATTGCCACTGGTTCAGTGAGACCGGCAACGGTAGCCGCTTGATGAAGGTTGGCAAGCCACTCACTTCTGGTATAGGACTTCGGGCCATAGGTGTATGTTTCGTCTGGAACGGCAGGTGTGGCGGGTTCGGGTTCATCGCCAAAGGGCATGGAGGTGTCTGCTGCTTCCTCAGGGGTCGGCTCGTCACCGTCCTTGAATTCCTTTGACTGCTCAATCACGGTTCTAATCCACTCGGGCAGTTTGGTAAACACGGCGTCCTTTCCGTTCTCTACGTCATAGGAAACTATGGGGTTCGACTGCTCAGGGACTTGTGTTCCTTTGGGTACGGACATGACCCCCGCGATATTGGCATAGGTCTTGCCATTTGAGTCGGCATGGATGATTGCGAGTAAACAGGGCGCTCCCAACATGGAACCAAGCGCAAATCCCTCTTTCTCTTCTTTTTCGGTAATAGTTCTACCAAGCCAGCTCTCAAGGATGTGTCTCAAGTTGGCCTTTTCATTGAGTGAAAGAGTATATTTGGAGCTGATTGCCAGTGGCCTTCCATCGTCCATCAACTCTGTTGGCAGCTCAAATTGCAGCAGGACTTTGTGCGACCACACCCCAAACTTTTCAGAATACTGTGTGCCGAGATCAACAATTGAATAGCACCGTGCTACGTATGTCCCAGACGGGACAACCATGCGCTCGCCTCCATCATTCTTGACAGTTAAACTCATAACCTCTCCTTTGTCTCTCGTGCGACTACGTTGATTTGATTCCAACGCACTGCATCATCTTTATGTTTCTCTCCGTGCCACACATCCAAAACGCTGTTCCAAATTGGTGCTTTCAAGTCATCAATCATCTCGTGCCCAGCACAAACCACAAGGTTCCACTCGAGCAGTTCAGCGTCGTGTGGATACTCGCGCATATAGGCGACAAGATTGTTGATGGTCAGATATTCAGTAAGTCCAGTCAGGCTTGACTGCTTGATTGCCGCGTCAATGGCTTTCCATGTTTTCGGATACTTCATCTTCACCTCCAGCGATTCTGTCTACACACCCCTTGACCTCACAATTCCTGCAAGTTACGGGGCAGCACCAAGGGCAAGGTTCACGCTCGGATTGTTCCCCAAGATCTGAGTTAAAGTCAACATCGTCAGGTTTAACCTTCAATCCGTCCATGAGCATTGCGTTCACTCTGTCATACTTCTTGCGGTCATGTTGCTTGAGCGATTCCATGCGGTAACCAGTTAAGACGGTCATACGCTTCATGTCTCACTCTCCATGTTAGATTTTGTTTCGTATTCTAGGACCGTGTACCCACCTTGGAGGCTAGGAGCGGGAGCCGTTTTTGATTGTCAAGGTTCGTGTTCCACGTTCGATGCTGACACAAGGATAGCACACTTCCATTTTACAATGGTGAATGAAAAGTGAATGGATGGCGTAGGTATGAAAAAGCCCCGTCTTGCTGGGCGGGGCAAACCTCACTCTCACTTTGGAGCGGTTACAGTATACCATAAATATGGAAACGGTACAGAGGAATTGTGACAGAATTATCATAATATGCCTTGTTGTCATGGCCTTTTGTGCCATATTGCACCTGACGCGATTCTGTGCGATTTGCGGGGCTATCCCCTTCCAGCGAAGAAACGTACGGCAAGAACTTTGAGATAACGCCACAGATGACAGAACAATGCCTGCGCTATCCAGCGAGACTAACTTGCGACATTGTTGTCAGAAAGTTGGCAGATCCAATTCAGAAAGTATACAGAAAGCGCAACAATTTGGCATGGAGGTGTCCGGCGTTTCCCGAGGTGTCCGGAGGTGTCCAACACTTTTACGTACCAAAAAGTGTGGAAGTGGTACACTTTTAAGGAGCAACCCTTAAGGATTGCTTGTGAGTTGCCCTTGACTTTCTTGCATCTCTAGTTGTAGAAAGTGTGCATCCACGTACAATCTGCATACGTTCCCGCAGAAAATATGCAATGAGCGAAACGCAATGTGCATTAAGCGCACACAAGGTATAATTTCAGGTTGGAGATGTATACTCAAATCCGTATCTATCCCAAACCCCGCAAGTACCCGGCAAGTACCCCGCAAGATTAACGCAATTCACCTATGGTGTGCCACGTTCCGTGTAACACGTTTGGTGTTATCCGTTTAGATATTTCCAAATGGATAATTCCGCTCTGTTCCATGAATACTAAGGTTTTGGGGCAATGCTGGAACGGAAATGCGAGAGCCGACCCTAGATGGATCGGCTGTGTTGTCTCGCATGTCGGTTGTGCGATTCCTCGTCACACCACTTAGCCCCTAGCGATCGTCAATGCGATGCAGGAGACCGAGCTATAAAGAAATTGCTTACAACTCAAAATACCATCTCTCAAGGGGAACGTCCGCCCCTTATTCCCGCCGCTACCCCTTACCGAGCTAAAGCGCGAGTCCTGTATTTTTTAGAAGAGGGAGATGGAAGGTCGGGCTGGTAAGCCGCCCGTTGCCTTATCTGGCGTGTGCTCCATTCGTAGCCGCAGCTTTAATCGCAAAGGCGAACCATTCGGTATTGCCTTACTGTTGCGTCACGATACTATTCCGAAACGTGTATATCCTTCCGCGCCCCATCCAGCCTGATTCGTGGACAGCCACAATGGGAGGGGGCGAGCATCTTTTCCTCTGCATACGACTCATTCCATTTCACAAACGAACCCGAGTCAACGAGGAACTGTTTGTCGGCACTGAGGGTTGCCTTCCCAGACGCGGACACGTGGAGGCGGTATTTGTCGACAGGAACGCCCGCCTGCATGTGATTGTGTGCACCAATCAACACGTCGGCCCCTTCGAAGATGTCTGAGAGTTTGTAGACCCGATTCAACCGGCCCCCCGGGGTTCCACCACCACCCGTTGTGTGATGACAATAGGCGACATAGTGGACGCGCGTTGTATCGGTCTTGCCCCCGTCGCCGGTCTTGCGTCCGATATTCAATCGCAGGACGGCAGAGAACCTGGCATAGGGAACTTGAAGCTGATCACACAGGTCCTCCATGAGGTCTTCATTGGCATAGCGCATGAGTCGCATCTCATGATTGCCGATGATACCACCAATAATAAGATGCTTTACGGGCATGAGCCGATCCCGCATGTACTTCTTGGCTTCTCTGAGGTTCATGGATGCATCAAACGGACTGGATACACCACCCATGACGACCGTATCATACATATCTCCCATAAGGAAAATGTATGCCCGCTCACGCTTCGCCCAGTCTAGGTATCCTTCGAATTTCTTGTAGTCTGTCTGCCCCGAACCAGCGTGAACGTCGCCAAGTGGCAAGAGATAGACTGCCTTGCGCTGATCGCTCATTTCGATGAGCTTCATATGACAACAACCTCAATCTTGCCGCCAACACTCACGTTGTGACATATCGCGCTTTCCACGGCGACACGCACCATCTGTTCCGGGGGCATGGTTGGATTATATTTGAGTAGTGCCCATAGCGCCCCTTTTGCGTATGGCGCCCCGGTACCGACTGCGTTAGACGCAAGAATCTCCGTCATACAAAATGAAGATTCAACCTCAAAAAGACGGCCTCCGACAGCAAGCATGAATGCCGTTTCAGAGTCACCGTCTTTAAGGATTCCCCGGTTGCCAATTTCCCCACGAAGGGCATCGAAATATCCACGGCAGAGCATGGAAATTGTTGTATTTCTCTTGTCCTTCCACCTCAATGTCGGCAGGTCCAACTCTGCTGCGATCTCACTGTTTCGCATATATCCTGCTGCACCAATAGCCCACATACCCCACTGTGAATGCTTATTGACAAACAACTTTTTGATGTCGCCCTGTTCGTACCCTTCGAGACACCGGGTATCTGCTGCCAAATAAACCTTGCCATCTTTTACCATTCCAACGACTACACTCAATATTTCACCCCTTTCTCACCCGTTTGAACAAGCGACGGATGCAGGGGTGAGTCCACACCCGTCATATCCATTATAGCAAATCTATGCTGTGTCAAGCCAGGGGTAAGGTATCGGGGTCGGTTGGCGGCGTAGGGGGCGCCGGTTCAGGTTTGCTTCCGAGTAAATCCCAGTCCGTTCCCCACGCTAGTTTCATTGCTCCAACGGCGGTATTAAGCAAGTCTCTAATGGTGTCATCGGGCAGGTTCAATAGCGCACTAGCCCGTTGAAACGCCAACTGCAACTTCACAGAGTTAGCCAGTGCCCCATATGTTTGCTGAATGAGTAGAACGGCGTTCTGTGCGATGACCTCATTGTTTTCCATGGCGGTCTTCAACTTGGTAAGCTTTGCCGTCTGAGCGTTGAAGAACGCATTAACCGCAACGGGAATCAAGGTAACGATGACCGTGCTGATAAGGCCAATGAGTGCAATAATAATCGGGTTGTAGTCGATAGGTATCATGTGTACCTCCTATTTCTTCGTCAGTGCGTTCTTGACCATTGCCAGGTGTTCCTTGACCATGGTCATCAATTCTGCACCGGTCATCAACTTGACAACAGGTTTCACGACAGGCTTTGCTACGACGACAGGTTTCACAACTGGCTTCACGACGACAGACACCGTTACTGGCTCCCAGCTTCCAAAATCTAACTGCCGTGACTCATTCAGATCCACGGACGCGCCCGCTACGACTTGCCCGTTCAGATATTGGAGCAGGTGCGCATGGGGGCTGACTTTGCCGCCGCTCCATGCGTACGTTTGCCACATCCATTGGGCTGAGCCGACGGAATGACAGTGCTCCACGACGGCATATGAACCGTACACACCAACTCGAGCGAGGCCAATGACGCTCGCTACGCCTTTCAGGTATAGGTCAATCACCGATAATTGCGCGGTAGTTGCGTTGAAGTCCACAGCAAAGTAGATAGGTTTGTTCTCAGGAAAGCCAATGGCTCGGGCAAAGGCAAGTGCAACATGACCATCTGCCACGCCTGACGCCGTACCCTCTTTTGCCCTTCCCGCGTATTCCTCGTATACAACGCACAGTCCCAGTCCCGCTGCTCGGATTGCGGTGGCCTCAATCTTACTGATTCCCTTCCCCCCCGGCATAGGTGCAAACAGGTAGCGAATGCAGAACCCATAGCCAAGAGCCTTGACCCTTTTTAAATCAGGACGCCCTGAGCTATAATCAAGTCCTTTCATGGGATCACGCTCCTACTTCCTGAAATACTGCATATAGACTGCGTTCAGAATACTTCCGAGGGCGAGGATAGTTGCCCACTGGATTACCTTCCACACCGTTTCCATGACAGGCCGGATACGGTCTTTTCTCTGTTGATCCAGGGTTGCTGCTGTCGAGACTACATCTGCTGCAACCTTCTCAATGGCAACTTTCTTCTCAAGCTCTTCCCGCGTGTGGCGGGTCAATTCTGCTGATTGCCAATTCTGAACAAGTTCCATTTGTCGTGCGATCTGTGTAATCAGTTTGTCCTGGTTATCCATGCGCTCTCTTTGCGTCTTCTCGTCGCCAACAAGGTCGGTAACGTCTCGCGTCAGGATGGCAAGGGCGGTGTTTAAGTCGGAAACATTCTTATTCGTCGCGGCAATCTGTTGTTCCCGCTCATGCCTCATTTCTTGAATCTCATGTTCCACGTCTGCCTTCGCCTCCGCAGTGCGCGTTATGCATGCTGGATTGATGTCATGTTCGCTCATGCTTGCCCTCCTACGCCCAAAAGAATGGAATAAAGCTCATATCATCCTCAGCAAGAAAGCTGCGCCCGTAAGAGATGGAACCGTATACTCGATGTAAAGTTGAGGACGAAGGGCGGTATTGGTTGTATACTCCCGTGCATGGTACTGGTTCACGACGCCATCTGCTCCCCCCGATTCCGAGAGGACGAAATGAGCAATACCGCCTACGGAAGCAAATGCCGTCTTCACTTGATTTGTCACATCCCAGTTCAGCCATCCCGTACCGGTCAAACTTGTAGTTGCTGCATCAGTCGTCGTGAAATCTGTGGTGGCATTCAATGCCCCCGCTGTTCCCCAGTTAGAACTGGTCTTGAAGATGTTCCACGTTGACTGCATTTCAACCCAGTCTGTCCTCAACAAACGCTGGACAGTAAGGGTGCGGGATGCGGCATAGGTATAACAATTTAATTTCAGCGTTGCTACGGTGATTGTTGCTCCCGCTGGGACTAACGCGGAAAAGTTAAATGCAAGCAGACTCTTTCTATTCGCACCTGCTGTCAATCGCGTTTCTAACTGTGGGTAGTTTCCATGGTTTTCAGTTGCACCATCTTGCTGCAGAGAGTTGTCTATTGTCGGGATTATCGTTACTGGACTGCTCATGCGTTTTGTCCTATCACGAAGCCGTCATAGGTATCGGCCCCCGTCCTGATGAAGCCGAACGTGTCGCGTTTGTTCAACGTTGCCGTGAGCGTCGGAGCCGTTCCGCCCGCCCATCGCACCGTTGCGAACCATGCGGCAATCGTTGAAACGGTAGTCCCGCCCTGCAAGATTGAGACCACGAAAGGTTGGTTGTTGCTCGCGCCAGTGATGCTGAACGTGATTGCCGTACCGCTAGCGTGACCCGAAACAACGTGCATGTTGGTAGTTGTCACATCGAGGGCAATGGTTTGCGCTCCAGTAGCGGGAGTATAAGTAGCGCCCGCTGGGGCAAGAGGGGCCTTCGCAGCGAGTTGTGTCTGGATGGCAGAGGTAACCCCATCCGTATAGTTAAGTTCGGTGACGGTAGCGGTAATCCCGTCCAATACGTTCAATTCTGCCGCCGTCGCGGTTACGCCATCTGTGATGTTCAATTCGGCGGTGGTAGCCGTAATGCCATCGAGGGTATTAAGTTCAGCGGCAGTGGCCGAAGTAGCGCCAAGCAGCGTCACCAGCTGTGCTGCGGCATTCGCATCGTCTAAGATTGCCCTTCCGGCAGCAGTACAAGAAATCACTTCGGGAACACCAGTAGAGGCAGTTGCCCGTCCGATAATCTTGTCTTGTACTAAGTCTGCCATGTCTGCGAGTGTGACAGCTTTAGCCGCGATGGTAAGTGCGGCAGAACCCGTGACATCACCCGTATGGGAGGCGTTCGTAACCTTGGCAGTATTGAGGTTGATGGCTGTGCGGTTTTCCTGTAAAGCGGTTTCAACATTTGTTCCAGTAATGATACCGCCAGCATCGGCAATGGAAACGCCAGCAGCGTTCTGGTCTCCGGTATTGGAGCCTGTTGGGGCGGCACCGCCATCGGCAATCACCTTTCCAGTCGTATCTCCATAGGTTGCTAAATGTCCAGCGGTAGCAGATGCAGGGCCGTTTACTTGCGTTTCAACGAGGGCACCATAGACCGTAGTGTCTGTCGTGTAAACGGCAGAAACGGCAACGGTCTGAACATTCAATATAGAAGCATCATCTACCGAGAAGAAAGACACTCGCACCGTTGGATAGTTATGTGCGGTGGTTCTGTGGACAATGGTAATCTTATATCGAGAATTGGCCGCATTCCAAGAAAATTCGCTAATTGCGTCTTCGGTGGCCGTGTGACCAATAACATCAGTAACCTTCGAGACGTTTGTGTAGATTGTTGCATCCTCCGTCTCGACACCAAAAATCTTGCGGAGATAGCCCGAAGCGTTCGCACCATGATAGGTGTCAAGCACCTCTACTGAGATAAGGCCATTGAAGGACTGTGAACCCGTCCAGTAGATGTCAAACTTCTGGTTTGCAACTCCTGTTGGAAACTCAACGGTAAACTCTTTTACAAAACCCTTTCCACCGAGATCATAGGAAGAGGCAGACAAGAATGCCGCTTCATCCTCACTGGTCGAACCCGTACCATCCACCAAGACACCAGAACTAAGGGGCTGGATATTTCCACTGACGGTCAGACCGGCAACATTTATAAAATTGAGAACTGGCCCTGCGGCGGCAGTATCGCTAGTATTATTAATAAACTTGACGCGACTGATGATGGCGACAGAATCTGGCATTCCGACATCGGTATAGAGTGAGCCACCCGTCACAGTATTGCCATCTACAATGATTCTGTCCATGACTGCCGCTACCGAGCTTACGGCAACAAAGAAATAATGCCCTCGTGTTCCAATTGTATTATTGCGGAAGATACTGTTCGTTACGAATTCTGTGGGGCCATTCGGTTCATTATCAGACGCTGCCCAACCAACTGCATCAAAAGCGTTGCGTTCAGCAATGATGTTCGCGCCATAGACAACACTCAATCCGTTCCGACCCGCCGAAATGACGTGGTTGTCGTGAATCCAAACGTCTGTCGCGCCGCCACCCACATAGAAGCCGTCGCCCCATGTAAGGCTGGTTGTGCAACCCGAGACCTCGAAGCGGTCTGATCGTACGAGAACGCCCATCTGATGTTCGCCGCCAGTTGGCGACGTTCCGCCGTGATAGACTCCAGGATATGGGCTGCTGCCGATGAGGACGAAGTTCTTAATCCAGATGTCTGACCCCGAACCTAGATCGTACCAGTGTGAATAGCCCCAATCTGTCCCCGTTACCGAGTAGTATTTCAGAGTGCAGCCATTTCCATCAATGATAAGATTGTGGCGAGCGTCAAGCGTGAGCGCACTGGTAATCTTATAAGTACCCGCAGGGAAGAAACTGATGATCGAACCATCTGCGGCCCCATCAATGACGGCCTGAAGCGCTGCGGTAACGTCAGTTGCCCCCGTGTGGTCAATACCGGATGATACGGTTACGGTGGCAGTTACGACGGGCGCAGCAAAAGGACGGACTGCATTTAATTGAGTTTGCAAACCCGTTGTGTCGCCACCACCTGCCGCAGGGTCAACCCAGTGGGTGTTGAAGTTGGTGGCGTCTATTTTGGCAAGAACTTGTGCTGCTGAACCGCCGGTTGCTACACCCGGGCCGGTCGCGCCTGTTGCGCCAGCAGCACCGTTTGTTCCATTGGTACCGTTAGAACCTGCGGCACCAGTTGCTCCGACCAAACTCGTTGGACTTCCCCAACCGGCACTATAAGGCCCATAGATGGTATTTGCAGTAGTGTTGAGGTAAAAGTCGCCAGTCTGTACACCAGAAGGCAACCCAGTTGTGGGCGTTCCAGCACCGCTCCATAGGGTCTTTCCGTTTGTTCCGTTTGTTCCGTTTGTTCCGTTACTTCCTGCTGCTCCGGTTGAACCCGTATCTCCTTTGGCACCAGTCGAACCAGTATCACCTTTTGCTCCGGCTGCACCCGTTGTTCCTTGTATTCCCTGTATACCCTGCGAACCAGTAGCTCCCGCACTACCCGTAGAACCTGTGGGACCAACCAAGCTGATACCCGAAGGCCACGATGTTGTATAGGGGCCAAAGATGACGTGGGTTGTGGTATTTACATAGAAGTCTCCCGCCTGAACACCCGTGGGATTCCCCGTTGTTGGGTCAGATACACCATTCCAGACCGTCTTTCCGTTCGTTCCATTGGACCCGTTACTTCCAGCCGAACCAGTAGCCCCATTTGTTCCATTAGAACCATTGGATCCAGCGGAACCAGTAGAACCCGTTGGTCCCGCGACAGTTGAATTAGCGCCAGTGTCTCCCTTGTCTCCCTTTTCTACTACCAGTTCCCAGTGAGTAATATCAGTCGGGACTATCCCCGTACAAGGGAAAATGCAGATATAAGATGAACCGAGATAGGAAACGGTATCATGGAGCAAATAGGCGACAATGGGGTCATATTCGCCCCGCCACGTTGCTTCCAGTAAGGTTTCCTCGCCACCAACCGACAATTCACCGGCTACTTTCCATATTTTGCTCATTATGCCCCCTTAACTGGTATTGCGCTTGCAGCTTTCAGATCCGCCACCGCTTTGGTATTCGTTACGACCTGCTTGTTCAACGTATCTAGCGCCGCGTTCGCTGTTGCCAGTTGCTCTGTCAGGTCATCATTCGCTACGGTTAGGTCAGCAACCTGCCCCATTAGGTCGGCATTCTGCGCGGTCGCGTCCGCAATCTTCGCTATCAAGTCCCCTACATCCTTTCGTATGCTCATATGATCCTTTGTAATTCTGCCAGTGTGTTGTTCGCGTCCTTAATCCACTCAACCATTGAGCTGACCGCCGTTGCTTGTCCAACTGCAAGGGTCTTCATTCCATTTACCGTATCCCACACAATACCATTGACAATCAGGCTTCCCGTTGGAGTGATAACAATATCGCCAAGGCTCACAAGCGTGTTCCAGTCAACCGCTTCACTATAGGAAATGACAGGGGCAGAGTGCTCAGCAAGAAGAGCATTTGCAAACGCAGTAGCCACCACTGAGTCTGCCCATTGGTCGGTTGTCCGGATCAGCGGATTATCTAAGGCAGCAGTCCAGCCAATGGCGTAGACATCAACCGTATAGACCACACTGGCCACGGTATACTGCTCTGTGACGTGATTGATAACCGAGCTTGAATCTCTTTGCCTTCCCCTCGTTACCCATATTGCGGGATTGCGGATTTGGTCAAAGACGTACATAATCCCATCTCTGAGGGCAAAAGTGACGTTGTTCAAGAGACCAAGCTGTTGCAGGATGGTACTGACTGCCGTTGTTTCCCACTGCGCGTCTGTAATGACCATTGGCAAGAGCGCGGTATAGTCGGCTGCCCACGTCAAGCCAAGTAGTTGTGCGATAGTCCACGAAGTCCCAGTTGTTGGTGCTACGGTAACTTGACGCGCTAGGGTAGCATAACCAGCATCAACATATTGTGCTGAATATGTTCCTGCGTCGTCATTTGTCGAATCACTTCGATGGATCATATGCCAGCGCCTTCCATGAGACTTGACCACAATTTGAAGTGTGGGATCAAGGTTCTGGACAACAGTAAAAGAACAACGGTCATAATCGGGGCTGACATGCTCTTCTAGGCTTACCTGAGTAACGTCCAGTTGTGCGTTGCCTTGATAGATTTGGACACCGGGCAATGGGGTATAGGAGACACGATAGACACCGGTAATGGGGGTCAGTCCTGTTACGGTGATTGTCCATGGGATATCCCCACACTCTGTCCAGAGCGCCCCGCTATAGACCACACCATTCAGCTCCATTGCGACCGTGTCCGGCCCCGCCTTGAATGTTGCGGTGGATCCAGTCGAAGCATCAACCGTACCCGTCGCTACAAGCAGTTCCCCTTGTTGGGTTATGGTATTAGAAACGATCGCCACTAGATTCTCCAGGTATCATCTATCAAGACCTGCCAGCGAGCCGAAAGACCATCGGACATCACAAGCGTTCCAGCAGAACCAGAAACGCCTGTCGGGATAGGCCCAGCCATACCCGCTGAGACATCGTTGCCGACCGAATCAATGAGCCGTCCCTGATTGTTGACGATAACGGTTCCAGATGAGCGGTAATAGATAGAGAGCGTACCAAGGGTAAGGGGATTCGCAGTCAGGTGAAGTGCGCCATACTCGCCTGCGGCAAGAGCGTATGAATAGTTGGTGATATACGAGATTGCCGCCATTGCCTCATTTGCTGAGCCATTTGAGCCGATATTGAGTGTTCCCCATGTGAGGGCTGCAAGAGTGCCGGTTGAAGTCGCTGCCGTTCCTGCCTGAATGACGACAAGGGTATCTGTCGTATCATCAATCGCTACAACGTCCAGCGAGCCACCCCCAATATATCCCGCCAAGTCAATCGTTCGCGAAATGGTTGTGGTTCCATCTGTCCATTTGACTGCTCCAGCTGCCGTGTCGATGAAGCAGGAATTGTGAGCTGATTGCCAGAGGTAAAGATAAGCGGGGATGGTCGCGGCCTCAAGCATGAGCGCATCTACGTGGGGCTGGTTCCCGCTTACCGAATCTGTGAATACCGCAGAGATTTTGCATTTGGTTGTCGTTGTTGGAGCCGTTCCAAAAACGCTCACTCGTAGATACCCATTTACCATAGTAACGGCAACTCCATCGACAGTTCCTAGGGAGACTGATGCCGCGTTGAACCATTCGATGCGAGCCAGCACAGATTTTCCTATCGACGCATCAACGCCGTTGACGTACATCGAGGCAATATATATTGTTCCCGCCGTCACGTTAACGTAGGTTACCCTTATCTGCGCGCTGGGTGCCGTTACTCCATATATCCGAACACAATGAGTTCCCGCATATCCATCAGTAGAAAGTTGCCCTATCGTTCCATTTACCGCTTCAAGGCCCGTTAAGTCAGTTTCAGCGCTTGACTCGTTTCCCGTTAGGAGATTCCCACCGCTAGTACCAACGGCCCATACAGAAGGTAAAAAGAAGGGGCGCAAGTGCATCACCAATGACTTGGCGGTTATGGATGCAGATGCCTTGACCCCTGAACTAATGACCAACCCATTGCTGAAGGCGGGTGTTCCTGTATATGTCAGGTTCACGCCATCGACTGATGCCAGAGAATTGAGCAGTGGCCAGAACCGTGTCGGGCCTTGATAGGACAGACGCATCAATCCTGCCCCCGTCGCTGCTGGTACTGTTGCGGTCGTCCAACCCCAATAGGTTGAACTCGTATGTGTTGTGCCATACCTCAAAGGCGAAACAAGCAGGGTCATAGAGTAAGGATAGATCCCCGACCAACAATCACTTGCATAACCCGCACTAGTGAAGTATACGGTCTGATAGGTCGTACCAGAGTCCAGAGAAACAGCAACGACATCATCCCATTGGCAGGCAGTCATGTCCAGGATGTCCCCAGTGATGGTCATGGGAGCAAGTTTTAGGCCAGTCCTGACCCCGCCATTGACATTTGAGAAGGCAACATGGTATGCAGTAACGTCCTGCGCGATACCAGTCTCAACCTTGTTGGCGACAAGGGTATAGGTGCTGCCAGAACTATACTTTACGATAATGCTCATGGAGTCGCCCCCGCCATACCATTGATTGCCCTTCCTACCCCGCCAGCAACCTGAGTAACGGCAGCAACAACAGAAGTCCCCATGTCCGTTATTGCCTTAACAACAGAGGGTGCAGAAAGGTACTGTTGCTGTGCCGCTTGTAACTGCGCCACGACCCCCTGTAGCCTTGCTATTTCTGCTGTTTGTGCGGACGTGAACGATGTTTGACCTGGGGCAAGCGTTGTCGCTGTCTTTAGGTTCGCCATTGCTTCCGTATACATATCTTTCGTCGCCGCCGAGGTATACTGGTTGATAACGCTAGACGATACGCCAGACGCCCCAGCTGTAGCTGCTTTCATCGCAATATCCCGTGCCGCTTTCTGTGCATCGTTTTCAGTTATGGCGCGAATCTGATCTAAAAGTAATTGCGTGGCACTGGTAACGGCGTCTTGATACTTCTGTTGTGCCGCAATGCGCTTGTCCAGTTCTTCTTGTTCTTTTTTGGTTATTTCCTCTTCTAGCGCCTTGCACCCAGCGACATACAGTGCCCTTGCTTGCAGTTTATCAACGTTATTCTTAAGATTGGCCGCATATTCTTGATCTAGTACATGCTGTTGATTTTGAAAGTCAGTATGAGTAAGGGCATAGATTTTGTCAGAGATAGTCTGATATATCGCTTTGGCTGCATCAGCATATTTCTGTACCAGCGCCTTGCTCTCAGCGGTATACAAGGTATTTGATGCTGTTTTGTCTTTGCTTGACGCAATATTGGCGGCAAGTTCCTGATCTAACGCGCGCTGCTCAGTCTCTTGATCTGTGTGAGTAAGGGCATAAATCTTGTCAGAGATTGATTGACGTGACGCCATGATTGCTTCAGCAGCTTTAGCGGCAGCATCAGCAGCAGTTTTGAGGTCAGCGGCAGACGGAGAAACCGGAACATTTACGGGGGGGACACCATTTACTCCCGCTTGAATATCTGCAACAATGCCCTTGGCGACATCAGATGAATTGGGCATAGCACCACGCGTTGCGGTTCGGTTACCAATAACGTCTACAGCGCGAAGCCCACCAAAGTCAGCACCGCCCATCGAAGCATGACCGCCAGACGTGCCGGTATTCCATATATCGTCTGCTGCAAAGGTATTGCCTACAGCGGCGGTTCCATTCCTTGTATTTGCCGCATCATTAGCCTCGTTTGCTGTACGAGTTTTATTGATCCAGTCAATAGCTATACCCGCATTGGTGATAATCCAGCTCATTGTTTTCCAGACCGCATCAAGAACTGGCCTAGCCGCCTCAAAAGCACTAGCAATGCCTGAGCATACCGACGCAACCTTGCTTTCGATTGTTGGCATGTTATTAATGATGTACGTGGTCAGGTTCTCAATAATCGGACTCAGTTGCGTCATAAACGTGTTGACGATAGGAAGTAAGGCTTGCCCGAGCGTCTCACGCATGACCTCATAGGACGACTTCATGCCCTCAATTAAACCCGCCGTGGACTTATTAAAGTCATCTGTCGAACCCTTTGCTTTTTCCAATATCTGTTGCAAGTATTCCAATTGGGTTGTTCCCTTTACGGCTTGAATGCCATAAAGCGCCAAAGACCGTGCCATACCGTTGCTTGCCTGCGACACTTGGTCATAGGCGGCGGCAACATCCATATGCTTCCATCTTGCAACTTCTTCTGAGGCAGTTACGGCAACCTGAGCAGTACCAAGGTCTCCATATTTGACGATAGCCTTGTCCATTTGTGCCATAAGAAGCTCGGCATCAAAATGATTGACCTTTTCCTGATTCTCTGCCCACGACTTACACGCAGCGACCTGCTCATTAGTAGAGTTCAGTGTGCGCTTCATAGTGCCTTCCAGAAGATTCCCCGCCGCCTCGGCTTCAACCCCAAGCTGGATTGTGGTTTCTGTCCACTTGACCATGGCGGCAACAGCAGCACCAGCGACAACAGCTTGGATGATGCTACCAAACTTATTAGTGGCAGCCCCAACGCTGTTTAGGGCATTGGTTGCCCCCGTTGCATCGCCACCGATCCTGAGTATGAGCTGTTGTAAGTCCATTATTTCACCGCCCTTGCTTTCATTCTGCGAATTGACTCATCTCTAAACGCTGTTGCTGATTGCTTCTTGCTTGAACCACCCAAAATGGCTAAGTCAAACCCCCATTGGTCAAAGTCAATGTC